GCGCAGCGCCGCGCCGAGCGTGATCGCGCCGGACCAAAGGTTCACCTGGAACTGCGCCGAGCCGGGGCCGAGGCTGCGTTCGATCCCGGCCACCCAGCAGCGCACCGTGCCGGCGACCGGCCGCGTGATGTGCCGCGCCACCTGCTCCCCGCCGCTGCTGTAAAGCTTCCTGATCTGGAACGTGGCCTGCGTGCCGTCGGTCACGCCGATCATCTGCCGTGGAAGCGTGTAGTCGGACCAGTCCTTGAACCGGAAGCCGCGCAGCTGGCCGCGGCGCGCGATGTAGAAGGCCAGCAGCGCGTCGACATCCGCCCGGCCCTTGAGGCCCGTCGCCACGTTGTAGCGCCGCCGTGCCTCCGCCCAGTTGGCCTGGCGCTGCTCATGCCCGCCGGTCGAGGTGGTGATGACGGTCGCAAACGTCGGGCCGCCCTCCGCACCGAGTGCGATGCGGTCGGGAAAGCGCACATCGTCGAACGCCATCAGATGCTCCGCTGGCTCCGGCGCAGCGCCCGGTTGAGCTCGGCCAGGATCGCGCCCTGGCTGGCGCGGAACGAGCCCGCGTCGGGCGTGCTGACATTGAACACCACGTTGACCGGCGCCGCGGTCGCCTCGACGCCGAGCCGGCCGTTGCTCCCGCGCCGCAACGGCAGGATCGCCTCCGGCCCCGCCTCACCCATCAGCCCGACGCCGCGGGCGAAGGGGAACACCGTCGGCCGATCTACGATGCCGCCGGTGGCGAAGGGAATCAGGCCGCCGGGGCCGAAGGCATTCCCGCGCGCGCTGGCGACGGCCGGGCCGGCGAACAAGCTGCCGATGCCAGCGAGGGCCGAGTTGAGCAGGCCGGTCGCGGCGTTGGCCAGCGGCTCGGTGACCAGCTTGCGGGTGCCGATGCGCAGCAGGTCGCGCTCCAGTCCCTTGAGCAGCTCGCCGAAGCCGCGGCCCTCCACCACGGCATCCTCGAAGGCCGAGGAGAAGGCGAGGCCAAGCTCACGGGCGGCATCGCTCGCCCGCTCGGTGTCCTGCTGCAGCCGGCCCTCGGCCGTCTCCAGTTCGGCAATGGCGGCGTTGGCCTCGCGGCCGATCGTCTCCTCCGGGAGCGGCCGGCCGACGCGATCGCTGCGCTGGACCAGATCGCCGAGGCGCTCCAGGCGGCGGGCATAGCGCTCATAGGCGGTCTCGTTGTCCTGGATCAGCCGCTCCCGCTCGCGCAGAACGTCGTTCACCTCGCGCTCGGCGTCGCGGTTGTCGCGCTGAACGGCGGCGACGCGGCGGGTGGTACCTTCCAGCCGACGCAGCGCCTCGTCGCGCTCGCCTGTCGCCAGCGTCTCCAGCCGGGTGCGCTCGGCCGCGTCGATGGCGCCCGCGGCCTCGGCCTCGCGCAGACGGCGGACACGCTCGTCATATTCCCGCGTGATCCGGAAGCGATCGTCGAGGTCACGGCGGAGGTCCAGCACGTCCTGCGTGGCGCGGCGACGGCGGCCGTCGGTGGCGGCCTGGCCAGCGCGCTCCTGCTCCTCCAGGCGGCGGGCAAGAGACCCGCGCTCGGCGGTATCGATCTCCTCCAGGACGGCGAAGTAGCTTTGGCGGAGTTCCTCGAGGCGCTGGGTGCTATCGGCACCAGCCTGGCTCTCGGCGGCACCGACGAGGCCGGGGCGGATGCTGCCGCGGCGCGGCTGCGCGCGCAGGCTTGGGCGGCCATCTCCCTCCGCCTCCAGCCGGCCAATCTCGGCCGAGAGCGTCGCGGCCTGGCGTTGCAGGTCGGCGAGACGCTCGCCCTCGTCGAGCAGGCCGACGCTGCGGCGCGTGCCGTCCATCGCCCGGGCCGCTGCCGAGAGGCCGCGTGCCAGCGCGTTCGACAGCCCGACGGCACGATCCAGCTGGCCGAGGAAGTTTTCGGTCGCGGCGGTGAGCTGGCCGAAGGCGCGGCCGAGGGAGAGCGGCGCCTTGTCCAGTTCCACGCCAAGCCGCTCGGTGGCGCGCAGCAGCGCCGGGAACACCCGCTCGGCGGTGAGCCGGCCCTCGGAGCCGAGGCGACGCAGCTCGCCGATGGAGACGCCGAGTTCCTTCGCGAGCCCCTCGGCCAGCAGCGGCATGGCTTCAAGGATGCTGCGCAGCTCGTCGCCCTGCAGCACGCCGGAGGCCAGCGCCTGGGCGAGCTGCAGCGTGGCCGACGAAATCTCCTGCGTAGACGCGCCGGAGACGATGGCGACGCGCTGCAGGCCGCCAACGAGGCGGACCACCTGGTCGGAGGTGGCGCCGATCTCGCGGGCGGCGATCGAGAAGCGCTGGAAGGCGTCGACGCTCTCGCCGACCGCGACGCCGGTCGAGAGCGCGTTCCGGTAGAGCGCCTCGTAGACCTGCCCGGCCCGCTCGACGGAGCCGGTGGCGGTCTGCAGGCGCGAGAGGCTCTGCGTGAGCGCATCGCCGGCCTGCACCAGGGCTCGCGCCGCGACGGCGACACCGGCGAGCTGGATGCCGCGCGTGGCGGCGTCCATCAGCGACAGCGCGCGTGAGGCGGTGTCGGCACCATCGCGGATGCGCTCCAAGCTGCGCTGTCCGGTTTCGCCGACTTCGCGCAGCCCAGCCTTCACGCGGGCGGCGTCGTCCAGCGACAGCCGCACCGAGACCCGGCGGGTGGCGTCGGCCATAGATCGCGTCTCCATTGCTGCGCTTAGTTCGGGGGCCACGCCGGCGCAGAGGCCAATGCGGGCGTCTTCAGGCAGCGGCGCGAATTGATCGCGGCATGGTTGCCGAACTTGAGTGGTCGCGGGCAGGATCGCAGCCGAGGACGGGAAATGCGATCAACCAATGGCCAAACTGCTCAGCAACAGCGACGGCCTGACTTCCGTGCGGAGGGCCTTCGAGAAGCTTGCATCCGGATCTAAACGGCTCCAGCTGGCCGCGCCGTACTTCACCTACTCGGACATTTTGCTGGAAGCGCTGACGAGCGGGTCTTCGCTCCATCTACTGATCGGTCTGAACGCCGCGACGCACCCTGATGCGCTCGCGGCAGTCCTGACGCGCAACCGCGTCGCTGTCCGCTACTACACCGGCCGCTTCCACGCGAAGCTATATGTCTTCGACGAAGCGGCGCTCGTGGGCTCGGCGAACCTTACATCGGCCGGCTTCGAAGGCAATCGTGAGGTTGTCGCGTGGTTCAGCGAACCGGACGACGAATTGGAGGTCGACGAAGCCAGGGTGATCTTTGAAACGCTATGGGACTCGGCGCGCACGCTGTCTTTGGGGACGTTGGCGGAGTTCCGTAATGCCTGGCTCGCCGCGCGCCGTTTTGGACCAGATCCGGACAAGGCGATCGCCAGAGCGGTCGGTGAGCATGAACCTCCCACTGTGAGCGTGGCGAGCCAAACGAAGAAGAAGGCTGACCTTGCCGCAGAGCGGCTGCGCCGGCAAATCCTGCAGGAGTACGTGCCTGCGTTCAGCGAGGTCGGGTCCATCCTCAGCAGCGAAGGGCTCTATCGCAACGACGTGCTGCAGATCGAAGTGCCCTTTCGGGTCAACAGGTTCCTTAATTGGCTGCGCCTGACCCATGTACCCGAGGACACCTGGCGTGATGCACCTCAGCGTGGCGAGGCCGAGCGCCGAGCAGCCATTCTCGACTACGGGAAAGAATGGAAGGCAGCGAAGGATGGCCGTGTTGACGAGGGCTACGCAGAGGGAATCCAGGGCGTGCTGGCACCTTTCGCCAATCCGATGACCCTCTCGTCAGCGACGAAAGCTCAGATCACGACTGGGCTGCTCGGCATCCATGCGTTTACGGAGCAACTGCGCTTCGTCCAAGGCGGACGAGCCGCGTTGCCAGGACGCTTCTGGGTCGAGAACAACGACGATGTCGATCGCGTCCGCGGCACACTTGGCCACCTGCTGTATGGCGCCGGCGACTTCGTCGATAGGATCGAACGCGTGGTGCACGATCCGAAGCTCTATTTGGCGCGTTTCGGGAAGTTTTGTTGTCTTGAGCTCTACGGGACCGTGAAGCCGAACGAGTCGCCGCCGGTGAACGGCCGCTCCGCAAAGGCTCTCCGCTTCCTGGGCTTCAAGGTAAGCGGCCAATAGCATCGCCTGCGGCATCGTCGGATGAGGTTTGTGAGACTAAGCCAGAATTGAGCCCTATGCGGAACTCAGCGAGCAGAACGGCAACTGCCCACCCCGCTGCACCCAGCTCGCGCGCCATCGCGAGCGCGCCTGCCAAGTCGAGATCCGCGCCGACGCTGCTCGCCGTCACGCAGGCAGTGCCAGCGCTCCACACAGCAGCGCCCTCCACCGTGCATGGCGCGTGCGCCGTGTAGGGGCACGCCTCCGCGCAATCGCGGCCGAGCGCATCGCAACCGCGGCAGTAGTCGGGCCCGCGGCCGAAGTGCCAAGCGGCGCGAGCCCTTAACCGTTTCCCTCCGCGGCCATAGCGGCGACGGGTGCGGTGGCGCGATCCCAGAAAGAGGCAGCGATGTCGTCAAGATCCATCAGCCGCTCGACTGCCTCGGGCGACATCGGCAGCGGCTTGCCTGCCGCATCGCCGACACCCTCCCAGGCAGTGACGGCGTGCCGGGCGAGCGCCTTGACCAGGAAGGCGAAGGAAAGGCCGCGCGACATGTCAGGATCGAGGTCCGGGTCGGCGATGCGGATCGCGGCGAGACGCCGAGACGCCGCGGCCTGGGCGGCGGCCATGACCGCGGTCGTCACCGGCCCGATCTCGACGCGGACGCCGCGCGGCAGGTCGAGCCAGTACGGCTTAGGATGTAGGTCGAGGGTTAGCATGCGCTCTACTCCATCTATTGAGGATTGATCCGCGTCGTCTCTTGGCAGCGAAAAGCGCCGACCAAAGCGGCCATAGCTGAGACCTAATCGGCTCCGTGCTCGCTCGATCCGCACCTGGCCACCTGATCAAGATCGGCTGTCGAGGCCGCAATGTTCGTGCAAGGATCAGCGACTGCCAGGATGCGGACGCAACTTGGCAAAGCGGTGATGGTGCAGGACTGGACACTCGACATGCCTCAGCAGGTCGAGTGTCCGCGGGAGATCCGGATGTACAAGTTCGAGGCATATCAGCAGATGAGCGATGATATCGCTCAGGCGATTGGGGTGGCGGTATCGAGGCACGGATTTGGTCATCAGTTCCACCCGCTCGTAGTTTACGCGGTACTCAACACGGTCGGCTCGCCTCTAAAGTCGCTGATCGCTCAAGGCCCGCTGGCCCGCAGCGTTGGCATGAAAGGCATTGAGACCTTCTACGCTTCGCGCATCGCGGCCGCAGTGGAAGTGCTCAAGAGCCCTTCCAGCTTGATTGTGAATCCCATGATGGATGCTATCGCGTTCGCCATACTCAAAAACTCCGGTCTGACAGCGAACAACCTGTTACTCCGGAACACGTTGAGGGTGCTTCTCAACCGGCCTCGGTTGTCGAATGCAGGTTTACCCGCGGCCTTGCGCAAAGACTCGTCGTTAGAGCCAGCGTTTCATTCAGCGCTGGGGTACCTTGAGCAGGGCTCTGTGATAGCGCGAGCCGCCGATGGGGCTGCCTGGACGATCGCAATCTAGGCGGCCGCCTGCTGTGCCCGAGTTATCCGATCACGCGTACTCCGTCCCCGCTTGCTGGTTGCGTAGCACCGCCGTCATCATGCGCGCCGCAGTCGCGTTGAAGGCGGCGCGGAACTCGAAGCTCGCCTCGACGCCGGCCGGTCCCTCGATCGGCGTCTTCGCGAGGGCCAAGTAAACCTCGTGCAGCGTGAAGGTGAGGCTGCGGTTCGCGTCGATGACGAACGCGAAGGCGAACTCCGCCGGCGCGTTGTTCTGCGCCTGGGTCAGCAGCGTGGTGTCGGCGAAGCGCGCCGTGATCTGGCCGGTTGCGCGCGCAATGCCGGGATCCACGCCCTCCACCTTCCGGTCGGCACGGATGGTGCGCACCATCTCCATGCTGTTCGCGTAGCTGAGCCGCGCGCCGGTCACCTGCGCCAGTGCCGAGCCGCCGCGCGCGATCGAGCCCTGCGCCTTGTTGAAGGCGGTATAGGCAGCGGTGATCGGCGTGCCGCCTGAGGTCGACGTGCCACGCGTCGAGCCCTGGCCCATCAACCCGAACGTCGCGGTGGCCGGCCCGCTCGGCGAGAAGTCGATCTCCAGCGTGTCGGCGCGCACGCCGGTGCAGAGATCGTAGCTCGGCACGTCCGGGTAGCCGATCTCGATGCTGTTCGACGGCAGCGACGCAGCGCCCGAGCCAAAGCTGTGGATGAAGTTCGGGCTGGTGCCGGTGGTGACGGGCGGGCCGAGCAGCAGGCGCAGCCAGTGGCCGATGTTGTTCAGATCCACCGGCACGACGACCTGCCCCTGCACCGTGACCGTGTCGACGAAGGGCGCGGCCGGATCGCGGCCATTTCCGACGCCGAGGACATCGGCATCGAGCAGCGGCTGCTCCGCGCCGAGATCACAGGACAGGAACGGCATGCGCCGGAAGTCTTCGCTGGGCGCGGTGCCGTAGGTCTCCTCCGGCAGCATAATCAGGCGGCAATTCGCGCCGATGGCACGGGGCATGGGCTTTCTCCTGGATCGGGATCAGGCCAGCGGCGAGCCGGCGACGGTGAACCAAAGGGTGACGAGCACCAGCGCAGAGCGGGCCGCCGCGGCGCCCTCGAACTCGGTGTCCTGGAACTCGGCCGCGCCGGGCTGCGTCCATTCGACCGTGCCGCCGAGCGTGCGGTCGGCGGTGATCGCGTCGCCGATGGCAACGAGCAGCGCATCGAGCAGCGCGTTGCGCGTCGCGGGCGTGGCGCCCGCGGCTGTGACCTCGATCTCGGCGCGATGCTCGATACTCCAGGACAGCGGCGAGAGGATCGGCGTCGCCTCCACCGTGTCACCGTCACGCAGCACGACGAGCCCGCCCGGCGGGATGCGCTGCGGGATGGTCTCGCCGCGGAGCATTAACGGCGCCGGGTTCCGAGCCGCCAGGGACGTCACGAGCCGGCTGTGCAAGGCGGCGATGGCCATCTCGCGCGCGCTCACGCAGCCTGCCTTCCGCTCTCGCGTTCCCAGGCCGCCACGAACCGACCGGGCAGGCGGCGCAGGCCACGCTCGGCGGCACCCTTCACGTCGAAGCGCTTGGTGAGCGTCACCTGCGGCAGCAGCAGGAACATCGGCACCATGCCGCGCTCCAGCATGCCGCGTGCCCACGCCTCGCGACCCTTGCGGTTGCCCGTGCCGATTTCCGCCACGCCGCCGGCGACGAGACGGCTGCGCCGGCGGCGGCCGGTCTGCTCACCGGCGCGCAGCGGCAGGCACCAGACGAAGCCGCGGCCGGACTTGAAGGGGCGGAGGAATGCCTGGCCCGACGCGACCATCTGCGCGGGCGTGACACGCATACCCTTCTCGCCGCGCCCCCGCCGTCCGCGTGCAACATTGAACCCGGTCGGGATGGCGAGGAACTTGCGGCCGCCCTTGGCGCGGATGACCGCCCCGCGCTCGAAGGCGTCGATGATGGCCGGCACCTTGGTCCAGATTAGCCCCGCCGGACGCAGCGACTGCCCTGTGCGGGGGAAGATCTGCGATCGCCAGGCATTGGCGATGCCGCGGGCGTTGCCGCCGAGCGAGGCCGTGACCTGCTTGCGCATCTCGCCCTTCACCTGATCGGTCTCTGCCCGGAGCGTCGACATAGCCGCGCGCTCGCCAGCGCGCACCTCGGCGGCCAGCAGCTGTCGCAGATCGCCGACGGCCGCGCGCAGCCTCACGCCGAAGGATCCTGTGGCGGCAGCCCTGCGCGATGGCGGATGATCGCCACAGCAAGGTCATGCAGCGCGGCCTGGCCGAGGTAGCCGAACACGAAGGCGAAGAGGAACCGGCCGTATTCGTTGAACTCGAGCAGGCCGCCGAGCGCATAGCCGGCGCTGCCGACCAGCGCCGCCGAGGGCAGCTCCCACGCCAGGCACCAGCCGAGGCGACGCCGCTCCGGGTGGTTCCAGCGCACGAAGCCGCCGGCGAGGCCGGCCAGCGCACCGGAGAGCAGGCCGAGCAGGAGCTCAGCCGCCGTCTGCATGTTCTGCGGCATCGCGCGAGAACTCCTATCGCTGGCAGAGGACGCGCCAGGTGACGCCGGCGGCGTGGCGCTCGGCGTGCTGGACGGTGAGGATCTCGGCGCCGAGGGCGAACACGTCGCCGGCCTGGACGTCGGGCAGCACGGCGATCGGCACGGTCAGCACGTCCGTGGCCTGGACCAGCGTGGTGCCGAAGGCATCGCGCAGCTGATCCGGGGAGGATCGCAGCAAGCGCAAGTGCACCGCCGGCTCCGCGCCGCGCTGCCAGGCGGCATCAGTGCCGAGGTTCGGGTCTGCCGCCAGCACCGCCAGCGCAGCGTCGAAGGCGGTCACGCCCCCGCGGCGGGCACACGCGCGAGCATCACGCGGACGGTGGCGTCGGCGGCGAGCGCCGCGGCGGTGACGATGCCGATCTGGAAGTTGCCCGTCGCCGTGGTGGTGAGGCGGCGGTTGGTGTTGTCCCAGAATACGCGGGCGCCGGCGGTCATCGCCTGCGTCGAATCCTTGGCGAGCTCGAACTCGCCGCGGGTCTCGCATTCGACGGGCGCGCTCTGGTCGGCGTCGGAAGCCGCGACGCCAAAGAAGGCGCCGACGAGCATGCCCTGGCCCGACAGGATGCCCCCGGAGTAGGGCACCGCCATCGGGATGGAGCGCGCCTCGGGGCGGATCATGTTGCGCATGGCTGTGGGATCTCCTGAAACACGAAGGGCGGCCGATGGGCCGCCCTGTGTGTCGTCATGGTGGTGGGTGGATGGGGCTCAGTGGAATGCTTGGGGATCGAGCCGCTGCTGCCGAAGCAGGAACGGCGAGGCCGCTAGCTTACGGTCGACCTACGCGCAGTGCTGGACGGTGTTCCTCGGCTTCGTCGTCGAGATCGACCGCCACGCCAACGCGAAATCAGGAATGGTGGGCAGTGCTGGTGTCTTGAGTGCGACAGGCAGGTCAAACTCTGGCAAAGCGCTCCACCGAAGTGATGGTGTTGGTCGGATAATTATTTATGACGGCCACGCCTTGCGTCTGAGCGTAAAACGACCAGTGACTCCCTTTCCGGTTACCCAACACAATTGCACTGTCTGTATAGTTATTTGCGTTATTTCCTTTTTCTAGGAAATCTCCAGCACTGCGGAATCCGCCTGTAATCATCGCATGAAGATGGTTTCGTTTAGTGTTTGGATCCGCAATGGTGTTCTTGGGCTGCACGTGAGAGACCAGCACTGCACCATTTGCGTCCGAACCTGTTCCAAAGGTACAGCCTGAAAGTCGTGAGGTAATCATGATTTTCAGCGAGCCATGGCCGGTCGGCAGTGTGTAGTGGCTCGCGTCCATTTCGACGTCGCTCGTCTGGACCATTGGAATGTAATAGGCATCGAACTCGTCGGCCGCGACCGGGCCGTGGGGAATGCCCGCCATGATAACGATGCGTACTCCCACACGGTCTTGGCCAGTCGCGTTCCAGATCGGTGTGAAGCCCGTCATCGTAACCTGAAATCGTCGGATCGCAGCCTGTCCGTTCGCTGGAGGATGCGCAGCGCCCCCGCCCCCGATCGTGAGGTGGCAGCTCCGCAGAAGGTTGATCGGATCCTCAAGAAGCTGGATGACGTCGGTGGGCGTCATGACGTGTGCGCCCTTAGCTGCCCAACACCATTCCGTCTGGCCGCCTTCTTCGCTATCGCGAGCATCTCGCTCGGCAGTGGAAAGTGGCTTGCCACAGTAAGCTCCGCGATCATTGCCGTGAATCTGGCACGGCATGGCGCCGGCGTGCAACGAACACGAGTCGCACTCGCTGCCAGGCGAAATCCGGCTGGCGCCGGCCAGGCCGACTAGGATCGCGCTACCCCAAGCGAATCCCGGGACATTTGTCGGATTCGAGCTGTTCGCGGACAGCCACTCAGCTTCCCGGGTTGAACCAGGCACCGCGCCAGTCGATCGCTCCGACGCCGAAGTCGAAGATCACGCTGACCTCGATGCCGTCGACGCCGGACACCGGCCCGGTGGTGACCTGCGGGCCCTCGACGCCGTTCAGATAGCCGTAGACGTAGACCGGCGTGGTCGGCGGCTCGGCGAAGAGATACCAGCGGTTCGCCGCGATCAGCGGCTCCACCACCGGCTGCAGCAGCCCGACATAGGGGTTCACGTTGGCCGACGCCGCCGGGGCGATGGCGGAGGTGAGTTTCAGCGCCGGGAGTTCGAGCGCCGCGCCGACGAGAACGCGCATGCTGCGGCCGAGCGAGATTGGCAGGCCGTCCAGCGTGCGCTGCTTCATGATGGCCTCACGGCCCTTGGCGATGTTCGCTTCGTCGAGCGCTGTGCCGGCCCCCGCCTTGTTTGCCCGCGCCGCGCCCGTCGCGAACACTGGCGCCGCCCCGGTGGTCAGCGTCGGGCCGTCGCCGTTCGCCAGGTTGATCAGCGCGTACGCCGTGGCGTTCTCGAAGTCGGCGACGCGGCGGCCGATCATCGCGGCGAAGTCGGTGAAGGCGCCAAGGTCGTCGTTGACCAGCATCTGCCGCGTCACCCGGATGCGCCGGGCGAAGGTCTGCAGGAGCACGATCTCCTGGCTCTCGGACATGGTGCCGGCCTGGATCTCGCCGTTCTCAGCCAGCGGCTGGAGGACGGGGAAGTCGCCGATGCGCAGATGCCGATGCGGCTTGAAGTCCCGGAAGTCGCGGCGGAGGAAGATCTGGCGGTAGGTGGGGGCTGCGGGCGCGTAGGCGGCCAGCAGCATCTTGTTGGCCGCGGCCGAGAGCAGCGCCGGAAAGTCGGAGGTGGTGTGGAAGGCGCGCTCGGCCAGGCGGACCGGATCCCGCGGAACCTGCGTCTGCCCATCCAGCGACAGCAGCTCGCGGACCATGTCGGAGGGGCGCCAGCCCATGAACTCGGCATGGCGACCGTTGCCGGCCGGCTGGTAGCTCGGCATGGCGCGGGCGGCGATCGCCTCCGCCATGGCGTCGAGGACCTCCGCGCGAGGCGGGCCACCATGGGCCGCCGGGTTGGCGGGCACGGAGGGACGGGGCGCGTGGCGGACCAGGGCGTCGAACAGGGCGCGGCGGGTGTCGTCGGGGGACCAGCCGCGCTCGACGGCCTCGGCCCGCAGGGCGGCCACACGGTCGCCCGGCAGCAGGGCGCGGGCGGCCTCGACGGCGGTGTCGATGCCGGCGATGCGGCTGCGCTCGGCGCGGGTGGCCTCCGCCGCATGATCGACGGGGGGCGGCGCAGTGCGCTCCGGCTCGGGCGTGGGCGGAGTCGGGTTCGCAGGCGGCGCGGCCGGGGTGTCGGTCGTGTCGGGCATGATGGTAGCTTCCTCGTGCGGCAGGGCGGGTTCGATGGCGGGCGTGGGGGAGCCCTGGTCCCCCTGCGCGCGAACGGCGGCGTCGCGATCGATCGGGATCGGCACGACCGAGATCTCGAAGGGCTCCCAATCCACGGCGCGGTGGACGGTGGTACCGGTCGCGGCGTCGGGCCGCGGCTCGTAGCGGTGCACGCGGTAGCCGACGCTGACCGCGCGCAGCGTGCCGTCGGCGATGCGCTGCCAGACCGGCTCGACGTCGGCGGCGGCGCTGAACTGCAGCGTGGCGTAGCCACGGCCACGCTCGAGGCGAGCGGCGGTGACGCGGCCGAGCACGTCGCGGGCGTCCATGCTGCGATGGGTGTTGAGCACCGGGGCGTTGCCCGAACGCAGCGCTTCCATGCGCACCGCGTTCGGCGACATCTCAAGCTCCTCGGTGATGAGGCCGAGGGCGGGGACGAAGTTGCGTGCGCGCGCGCCGGTGGACCAAACCACCTCGACGGTGCGGGCGCTGCGATCGACGGTGGCGGGCGCGGTGATGGCGCGATGCGCGACGATCGACTGCCCGCCAGCGGGAAGTCGATCAGGCACAGCAGCGGCTTCCAGCGCGGCATCGCTGCCGCCCGGTTCGGTGGTCTCGGTCATGTGGATATCCCTGGGGAAAGGGCCGGGATGATTAGTGGATAGGGCGCGTTCAGCCCGGAGCGGGCGAGGCTTCGGCTGTGGAACGCGCCGGCGCCGCGGCACCCGTCGCGGCGATCTCGACTGCCGCCATCTGCGCAGCGTCCTGCGCGCCGCCGGACTTCGCGACGCGGCGTGGATCGGTGTCGAGCGAGATGCCGGCCTCGTCGAGCAGGGCGTTGGCCTCGCGGATCATCTCCACCGCCGCGCGGAAGTCGTAGCCGAAGGCGCCGGCAGCCTCCGGCTGCGGCACGAAGCCGGCGCGCACCTGGGCGATCAGCGCCGTGGTGTCCTTCAGCGGGTCAATCATCTCGTGTGCGGGCGGGACCTGCGACACGCCGTCCGGCATGTCAGCGCCCCACAGCCCGAGCAGCGCGCCCTGGGCATGGAAGCGGTCTGCGATCGGCCGCACCAGCATCGGGATGAGCATGCCGTATTGGACCTGCTCGCAGAGCCGCCGGAACTCGATCTTTCCCGCACGCAGGGAGGAGTAGTTCGCCTGCGTCAGATCGCCCGACACCTGGTCGTAGGTGAGGCCAGCGCCGACCGCTGCGGCTTCGAGGGCGCGCCGGGCGAAGGCGGCGTGCGATCCACCGCCCGAGGGGTTCACGACCTCCACGGATCCCATCCCGCGGCGGTAGAGAATCATCCCCGGCTCGAAGCTCTCGACTGTCCGGCCCTGCGCATCGCGGAGCAGGCCGGCGGCAGCGCCGGTCATCGCCTCGTCGCCTTCCTCGGTGACCACCGCCGCGAGGCACGCCTCGATCTTCGCCTTCATCAGCAGTGCGGCCTCGTAGTCGCCGAGGTCACGCAGCCGCAGCAGCACCGGCGCCAGCCACGACACGTCGCGCAGCTGACCGGGCCGGCGCTTGCGATAGACGTGCAGTACGTCGGCGGCCGGGATGCGCTCGCTGCCAAGCCAGGTGGCGCCGGGCAGGATCCAGGCCGCGCCCGGATGCACCCGGTGCAGCCAGTAGCCGATCGGCTCGCCTGCCTCGCCCAGCGCGATGCCCTGGATCGTGGCCGCGCCGGCCAGCATGCCGTTGCGCGCTGTGTCGAGGTGGTCCGCCTCCAGCACCTGCAGCCGCAGGCCGATCGGGTTGGCAGGCGAAGGTGGCACCATCAGGAAGCGGACGAAGCACTCACCGCTCTCAACCACCGCCCGCATCACCAGCGCCTGCAGCCCGTAAAGGTCCAGCCTCCCCTCCGCATCGCAGCTGGTGCCCTCGGCCCAGCGGCGCCAGGCATCGGTGTGCCGCTGATCCGGCCAGCGGGTGGTGATGCCGGCGCCCACCGCGTTGCCGGTCCAGAGATCGACGATGCGGCTGGCATAGGGATCGTTGCGGACGGCATCGCGGGCGCGACGTGCGACCGTCGCTGCTGCAATGCCCACCTCGGCCGTGGCACTGCCGCCGGACGGGGCCCAAGCAGACGCGCGCTGGTCCTGCGCGGCGGCGTAGCCGCGCAGGACCTGCCACGCATCCCGCAGCCGGCCCATCACCCGCTTCCCCCGCGCGAGAAGCTGGCCAGCGTGACCGAGGGCCGGCGTGCCGCGGTGCTCTCCGCACCGCGCAGCACGGCCAGCGCGCGGCCAAGCTCATCCAGG